ATGACACAAGGAAACGATGTGTTGTTGAACTCCAATTCCACCAACGACGAGAAACAGCCCGATTTGTTTGCCGACGCGATCAATGCGGTCGAGCTTGGGAGGTGGTTTGATTCCGTTTATGACACACAGTCCGCTTGTGCTGTGTGTGGCGATGATCAAGTGATCGGCGTGCGCCTGCAAAAAGCAGACGGCAGCTGGACCGTGGTGTGGATTGTTATAGATGGTGTTCGGCATGACGCACACATGCACGACCAATTCGATGAGTTTTGGTGGGAGCGTGTGAAAGCGTATATTGGACAGATACCAGAACAAGTCGAGCGCATTGTGAAACAAGGCGCAAAACACACCAAGGGACGGACGCTACACGGCGTGAAATTCGAGATCGTGAGTCGCACACGCTCGGGTGACGCAAGCACAAAGATCAAGAACTCAACGTGCACACACCTCGTTGCGCGCGAGGTCATTGAGTTCACCGAGGGGCACGCAGGTTATGCGGGGGGAGCGGAACTAGTGGAAACTGGCGCCTACCACGCAAAACTCACTGCCCACTTGAAGGAATCGATGGGTTATGATGTTGAAATGTCGGTGACTGAAGATGTTAGCAGAGTGGACTTTTTGTCCGGTTTGTTCTACCCAATTGAGGGGCGAACAATCTGGGGTCCGAAGGCTGGCAAACTCATTCCACGATTAGGCTGGACGTGCACGCGCGTGTTCGGTCATCGTATGTGGCGCCAACTCGCCGGTACGATCAACAGTTTCCAGGCCTACCGGTTCATACCGTTCGTGCGCGTTTATATCGAGCATGTTATGACGTTGATTCCACATGAGTTTCGGCTCACGCCGCCCACAGAGATGCGGCAGATCAACACGACCGGTATTACATTCACTCAACCGACTGCGGATACGTGGGCATTCTTTCAAGTGCGCTACGGTCTATCGCAGCGGGAGGAGGACCAATTTCGAGTAGAACTGCGCGTTGCAACTTCTCTTCCGTTTATGCTGAATTCGGCGATATTGTCGATATTAGCGGAAGTTGATTTGTAATAGCGCATGTTCGAGGGGGAACCAACTGGGGCGTCACTTGTGGCGCATGGAGGGAAGTTGGGCGGTGCAGGGGTTATTGCATCGTTAGCGGCGTGGAGGTTCCCACACGCACGCGGTTACGAATTTTATTCAAAAGAAACAATCACAAAACAATGCCAAAACAAAACAAACAAAAGCAAACTCAAACAGCTCAAGCGTCAGTTGAATCAGCCCCGGTGCAACCAGTGGCCAAACCAACACCGCCGAAAGCGCAGCAAGCACCAAAAGCAAAGCAAAAACCACATCCAAAGCAACACCCACGTGTTGCGCAGGAGCAGCAAGGTCCACCACGTCATCTCAGCACGGCCCCCGCCCATTCAGGCGATTCATGGAATGTATTGAGCACTGGCGTGCGTCACATTGCGGCAAACAAGGACGATGTGCGTCCAGCGCATGGGGCGATTAAGTGGCGCCGCGGTTCTTCCGCGACGTCGCGCCATTATGTGGGCTCAGAGCGTGTCTCTGCAGCTCAGATTCTCGGCTCGTCCCTGCCGCCTGGCACAAGCGCCATGTCCGCGTATCCTGCAGGTTTACGTCTCAATCCAAATTTCATTGGCACTCGTCTTCCGATCGAGGCCCGTCTGTTCGCCAAATTCATGTTCAAAAAGATACGTTTTGAATTTACTCCCGCTCTCAGCCCCGCAAATGCTGGAGCAACTGGCGGAATGTTGATGGGTTTCAATGCGGATCCGGATGCGCCGCAAATTGAACTGGGCACGGATGGAGTTAATGCAATTGCCTCATGGGAGCCAAACGTTGTGTCAGGCAACGTTTTTTCACGCATGCAACTCGATGTCGATTTGGACCTCCCAACGCAGGACCCGTTGTTCTGCGATTCGACTACTGAGCAGCGTTTCAGCTCACAAGGTGTTTTTAGCATGATCATGACAGCTACCACGCCCGGCACGGTTCCCCCGCAGTATGGCGACGTTTACGTCGTGTACGAAGTCGAACTCAGCGAGCCCAATTTACCTGCTTCACTCAATCCGTCTCTCGTCATCATCGCCAAAAACGTCTCTTCTGGCGTAACTGGTGATGCAGCGTTTGGTTCTGCCTCTTACGTTGGTAGTACGGAGTTGATGACGCAACTTGCCACTCCGGTGTCAGTTGCGGGTGGGGCGGCAGCGAATTGGCTTCTGAATTCGCCATCAGCGGGAAATCAGCGATCGAATTGGGAAGTTAACTTCCACTCGTATCTGCTGACAGGTGCTGCGACTGTCACACTGGGCCCCCGTCTTGTTCTCACGGGTGGTGCTCCAGTTTCTGGTTGGACAATTGATGCGAATATGACTGCTGGCACGGCTGTTGCGGCGCCAGCTGGTTATTTGTCGCAGTCTGCGAGTGGTTTGCTTGGTGCCTTCTCGAATCGACCTGTGGCCGCAAATGTGGTGAATGTGAACTCGTTTCGTTTTTCGACCAGCGATGTCTCTATGTTAGCGTTTATTGTGCCCACTGTTTCAGCTGGGTTGCAAGATATTCTGATAACGATTCATCGTGTTGATGACGATTTCCAGCCTCGCACTCACTCAAATGCGCCATTTCTGTCGGTTCGCCAAGTTGGCAATTTTGATCGTTTTGTTTCTCAATTTGAGGGCAATCGCCCCGCTTTGATTTCTGCTGTGAACGAGTACGTTCGCGGCATTGACATGTGTCAGATTCATCCGTCCACCGGTGATTATGACATGCTCGACCTCTGCCATGCAGCGCTCGGCACCAACCGACCTCTGGTGCGTCTCACCACAGCTCAGCCTCTGTTTTTGCCACTTCTTGCTGGCGCCGCCGCGTGGTTGTTGGCCAAATTTGGTCCAACGATCGCCTCAACGGTGCTTGGCTATGGAGTGCACAAGCTTGAGGAATATGCTAAGGGAGAACCAGAGAAACCGGTTCGTCGTCGCCGCAAGCGCGATGCAGAGCCCGATGATCTTCCCGAGATCTGAGCAATGTCGTTTCATGTGACATGTTCGTCGCACACTCAAATTAAAAATCCTCACTCAATTTGTGGCTTAATGCTGGGTGAGCTAAGTGCTGAACGATGTTTATGATTCGTAATCTTACATTTGGTGTTGAAGAAAACACTGGTGCAGAAATGCACCCCCC